CTGTTAGAAGGGCGATTTCAACGGATTCTCGAGCGGCAAGAGGAGCATGAGGAGGACTTTAATCGACGGCTCGATCACATCAATCACCAGTTGTCGTCGCGGTTGTTACCCGCGATTCAGGAGTTGATTGCGCGGGTGGATCGAATGCCCGATGAACTGCGGATGAAGTTTCTGCCGTTGGATCGGGCGATGGACCTGCTCGATGAGTCACGGCGGGATCGGGCAGCGATCTGGGCGGAATTTGAGAAACGCGGCGGCCGTCGAGGCCCACGGGATTAAGGAGACGACATGGCGACAAGACGCAGGGTGCATCTCTATCGTGATCGCAAAGGCGAGTGGCGCTGGACGCTGTTCGCCGCGAACGGCAGGAAGCTCGCGAACGCTGGTGAAGGCTACACGAAGCGGCAGCATTGCTCTCGGATGGCGCGGTCACTCTTCCCAACCGCCGTGATGTCGGCGGTCGGATACCCGGAGGCGTAGGCACATGACATTAACTGTTGATCTCGTTCTGCTCGTACTGGCGTTGATCTGCTTCGTCGCGTCCACGTTTGGCGTGTCGTCGAAGGTGAACCTGCAATCAGCGGGTTTGGCCCTGTTCATCATCACGCTGTTGACACCATGAGGCCGACATGGAACTGATGACGCCTGAACACAAAGAGGCTACGGTTAAACACGCCCGGCGATGGGGCGGCTGGTGGGTGGCCGCCTTCGTGTTGATCGGCGTGATCGGCTTTTACGCGCATCAACAGTTGCCCGTGCTCTCGTACAAAATCGCCCAGGTCTGTATCGGCCTTCCCTTGGCGTACGTCGCAGACCGGACGCTATTCAGCAACGCACCGGACATCTCCTGCGAGATGCCAACGGACTTAGTTGGTGGGGCGCGTATCTTGGCGCGGGCCATCGTGGCGCTCGCGGTCATCGTCGGGATTACGGTCGGGATCTGAATGCGGATTGTGCTGTGCGTCGTGTCGGTGGTCGCGTGGGCCGTGCCAGCGTCGGCGCAGATTCCCGCAGCGGCACTCCCGTATAAGCGGGCGCTGATTGGTAATGCCAGATTCGTCTGGGGCTTGAGCGCACCAGTCGCGATTGTCGCGAGCCAGATACACACCGAGTCTGGATGGCGGGCTGATGCAAAGAGTGCGTACGCGGGTGGACTCGCTCAGTTCACCGCGAGTACTGCGGCGGACATTAGCAAGCGGCATCCGGACTTAGCCGACAACGCCCCATTTGAGCCGTCGTGGGCCTTGCGCGCCGTCAACCATTACGACCGCGAAATCTTCGAGCGGATGACGGCAAAGACGCATTGTGATCGCTGGGCGTTCACGTTGAGCGCGTACAACGGCGGTGAGGGCAACGTCATCAAACAGAAGCGCGCGGCGAAAGCTGGTGGGGCTGACCCTGATCGCTGGTTCGGTAATGTCGAGCGGTATCGCATCCGAGCGCAGTGGGCGCACGATGAGAATTACGCGTATCCCAGGCGAGTGCTCTTGCGCTGGCAGCCGCTCTATCTGTCGTGGGGACCCGGCGTGGACTGCAAAGGGGTGGTGTGATGCCGGTCTGGTTGTTTGTGAAAGCCTTGCCGACGTGGGTCAAGGTGGGCGCGGCCTGTGGCCTCCTGCTCGGCGTGATGCAGACCGTGAACTGGTGGAACAACCGCGATCTGAAGCGTGACCTCGCGAAACAACAGCAACTCTTAAAAGAGACGCAGGAAGCCGCTGCTCGTACGGCGGTGGACCTTCAGCGCGAATCAGACAACCGCGCCAATCTCGAAGCGGTCAACGCACGGCAGAACGCGCAGATCCGAGACATCGCCACGCGAGCGAGACAGGCGGAAGCAGCGGCAGCCTTAGCGACGATCCGGCAGATTAAGGACGGAGAAGCGGCGGCGGATGCGTTGCGACAGCCGACAACCACGGTGCCTGTGGGCGATGCGGCGATGAATCGCTGGTTGAGTGAGCGGTTTGGGGGTGCGAAGTGATGCAGTGTCCGCAGTGCGGACGTAGCCACATGTGGCGCGTTCCATTCTCAGCCGACGTGATATGTGCCACACCGCACTGTGATTACGTGCCGGTGCGCGAACCTCAGATTCCACGATTCATCTCGTGGCTGGTGCTCGTTACCGTTGTATCCATTGTGGCTGTCTTTCTGATCGGCTGTCACAAGAAACCACCCGTCGTCGTGCCACCGGAAATCAGAACGGTCGAAGTATCCGTCCCAGTCCCGGTTAAGGTCGCGCCACCCGCTGAACTACTCGCCGCTGTGAAGCCTCGCTTGCCGGTGTTTGTCTCACCGTCTGATCCCCAAGCGACTTCAGGCTTGACGGCTGAGGGTGAGCGGATGCTTCGGGGATTGATCGAGGAACTGCTCGGCCGATTGGAAGCGTGGAAGGCGTGGGCGACGACGCCGTGAGCATCCTCAATCTGCGCTGGGGCAAGAAGAAGCCTGCGCCCGTGCCGGTGCCGCCTCCAGTCGTGAACGGTGTCATCCGCGTCACCGATGAGCGCGACGGCGACATACCAAACAGGGGGTATTCCGATCGGAGCCAAGCACTCCGTGAGGCTGATGGCAGCATCCTCGCGTTTGCCGGGAACGCCGATGGCCTGACGCGATTCTTCCGAGTCCGGCCCGATGGAACCATCCTCCGTCTCGGCGCGTTGATCGGCTACACGGGTACTGGCGAAGGGTGGTACTTCAATTCCCACGGCGACGTGTATCTCTGCGATGGGCCACGGTTACGCCGGGTGAATCCGATCACAGGGACCGATGTCGTGGTGCTCGATATTTCGGCCACGCATCCAGGGTGTGACATCTGGCAAGCACACAGCTCAGGGGATGGACTGACTCACTCGGCCACGGTGCGGACCATCAGCGACACCGGCTCGTATCCCAAGATCGGCACGGTCATTCAGTGTGCGAGCGGGCGCATGTTCTACGCGGCCACTGGCACCTTAGACGAGTCTCAACTCACCGCGGATGGTTCCTACATCATCATCAAAGAAACCGACGATCAGGGGCGGCTCTACAACCGGATCGTCTCCTGTCTCGGCGGTGGGGATGGGTATCGGTTAGACCCCGGTGAAGCGATTGGGCACTCGGACTGCGGCCCTGACTTCATCGTTGGTGAAGATTCGCAGATCGGTGCGTGTGTCCGGTTCGATCCGCGCACCCGCGAGCGGCGGTCCCTATTCAGCACATGGAACCTTGGGCACCTCAGCGTGCGCGCTGGCAAGTGCCTGCGGAGCGATGCCGAGCAGTTGTCACTTGTGGCGTTGGATGGGTCAGGCATCACGGCGTTAGCGGCTCACGGCATGCGAAGTGATGGCACCTACGATACGCAGGTATTCGGCAATCTGTCACCGGATGGAACGGTCGCGGCGTGGGTGTCGAATCTCTACGGCCGCAATGATTTGTTTGTGGTGAGCGTGCCATGAGCGGAGAAACCAAAGTCAATATATCCGGGTGGACGACTGACACCGCACTGGACCACCTCGCGGTGGTCATCGCCAGCAATGACAAGCGCTACGAGCAACGGTTCGAGGCGTCTCAGAAAGCGCTGGACGCGGCGCTGACTGCACAGAAAGAAGCGACGGTCGCGGCGTTCGCGGCCCAGGAGAAAGCCATCAATGCCGCGCTGGCCTCTGCGGAACGCGCCGTGCTCAAAGCGGAGCTGGCGACAGAAAAGCGGTTTGAGTCGGTCAACGAATTTCGGGGCACCTTGGATAACCAGCAGCGCACGCTCATCCCGCGATCGGAGGTGGACGTTATGGTGCGTGGGCTGGATGAAAAGATCGCGCAGCTAACGAAGCAGGCTGATGCGCTGACGGCCGAACGGAGGGGCGGTCAGGCGATGTGGGCGTTCGTGATCGGGGCGTTGGGCCTTGTGCTCACGATTGGTTCGCTGGTGGCGTTGACGTTCAAGTTTGGAGGACTGTGACACCGCCTGTTGATTGTCCTCGCTGCAATGCGAACGCGACACTCGAAGCAGTGCGCTCAGATACCAGCGGGAAAATGTGGCTGTATTGTTCGTGCTGCTCGACGACGGTCTTAGTAGACGCTTCAGGGCGGATCGTGCATGTGAGCACGAAGCCCTAACGAGACTGGCCGGTCGGATCGGTGCTGCGTGGCGTTCGCTGATACGCTGGGAAACGTAGTGATCGATTCACCGGCCAGCGTTCAAATCTTCAGGTGATGCGGCTGCGGGTCGTCAATCGGCGCGAGGGGTGATTTCACCCAACCCACGCCAGGCTCGGCCACTACGGGGTAGGGATGGCGCATCGATCGCGCTTCACGTCGTTGACAGCCGGTGCATCGTCGTTCGTCCTGCACGAGATTGAATCGCTGCCACGGGTGCCAGCGATGGAGTCCGAGCGCACAGAGGATGTTCATCACGCAGCCTCCGACAGTTTTAGAAACGCGAGCAAGGCATAGATCGCGGCTTCGGAGTTCACGGTATATGTCTGGCCGCGGTAGGTGATGTTCATCGGTCGCTCCGTCCGCCCTAGATGACGACTCGCTGGCGGCGACAGAGTAGCACAGCAACGGTTGGGCCAGTCAAAACGACCTACTTGCGATCGACTTTTCTGTGGTAGGACGCTTGGGTAATTCTCGCGAGGATGGCGCTTAAACAGGCCAGTGCGATCAAGCCGACACCCAGCGTGGCCTGCGACGTGAACAACAGGCCGAGCGCACCGAGTATCACCGCCCCGACAATCAAGGCGCCCATGAGCACATCTGTCATATAGAGTCCGCTGACCAGTCCTGTCACGACAGGATGAGATACTTGCCATTTGTAAAACTTGTGCAGGTTGATTTTTTCGTCGTTGCTTCGTGTGCAAATTTGTCACATATTGAGCCGTTACACGTTTTGCAGGCATTAATTCTCAACATGGAGCAGTACTATGCGACGAGCGTCGGCGTCGGCTATTTCGGCGTATCCTTCCGCGCGCTCGCGGATAACTGTTTCTTCCGAGGATGGAGACGTAGCGTGGTTGGCGCGCTTGGCACTTCGGCTTGGCCATCCCGAGCGGCGCGCGTTAGTGCTTCTGGCGGAATCCCTTCTTCTAGAAGCCTATATAACCAGCCAAGAACTGGCCGACGCCAGCTCGGTGGTAGGCTCCGTAGTCGGTCCAATATCGTAGCCGTGTCCTTGTCGGGCACGAGTGCGCTGAAGTAATCCAACATCGCCAGCCAGCGGTCTTGCATCTCGCTCGGCCAATCCTGGTAGTGCTTTAACAGACGCATCTCCCGCGGCGTGAGCTCGCGCAGGGTCGAGTCGTCGTGTCTCACCAGTTCAGACGGGGAGAGCGCCAACTTGTCCGACACCGCGTCGAGATACTTGACGTGGAGTCCCTGACGGCCGGCGAGGATGCCAGAGATCCAGGCGTCTTTCTCGCGGTCATCGGTCGCGTCGTTTCGCACCGCTCGGGCTAATTCTCGAGCCGTCATCCCGAGTTCATCTAACCGCGAGCGAATCCGCAACCGGACTCGCGTCTGAGCATCTTTTCTCACAGGAAACCACGCTTGTACCACGCATTAGGCCTTGCTGTCATGCCCAACCCTATGTAAATACGGAAGTTACAGGAAAATTGCAGAACTCAAGTAAAACTGCAATTTTCTGCTTGACTTGCAATTTCGCCTGAGTAAACTAACCGCACGTTATGACATTTCCTAAGTCGCTGGTTCGCGCGTGGATGAAGCGAACCAACACCAACCAGAAGCAGCTCGCATCGGCGCTCGACCTGAGCGAAACGACGATCTGCTTCGTGTTTCAGGGCAGACGGCACCTGTCGCTGGATGCTGCCGAGCGACTGGCAAACCTCTCGGGCATCCCTGTTGAAAAGCTCCTGACGGACCCGGACACTACGCGATTAGCTAAATTGTTGGGCAAGCGAACGAACTCGCATCCTGAAAAGGTTAGGGATCATGTTAGGGACGCATAAGACACGATCTTTTAACGTAGGGAATCCTGAAGCCCTGCCCGTGGTGCCGAGCGATCTGGCTCGGTATTGGGCGAAGGTGGAGCGCCGAAGCGACTCCGAGTGCTGGCCGTGGACGGCGAGCACGTTCCGTAACGGGTACGGGCAGTTCCGTATCCAGCTTCCCGGCGCCGATGGGAAGCAGAAGACGGTAATCGCGCACCGTTTTGCGTGGCAATTATCACACGGAACGCTACCGCCTGACGGCGCATCCGTCCTCCACCAGTGCGACAACCGCCGTTGCCAGAATCCATCTCACCTGTTCCTCGGTGATCACACGGCCAACATGCGCGACGCCGCGGCTAAAGGTCGGCTGAACGGTCGCCGTCGCGGTGTCCGTAGGACTCACGAAGAAATCACAGCAGCGCTTAAGAGGACGGCATGACCCAGCCTCCCTTGTGCCGCCACTGCCGCTACGCGCGAGGCCCGAATAGTGGAATCCCGATGCCTCCAATGATGTGGGTATGCGGTGAGCCTGACAGCCCCCGTGATCCTGTGAGCGGTCGCCCTGCTTACTGCGAAACGCAGCGATCGGCTGACGGCAGTTGCGGGCCTGGCGGCACATTGTTCCAGCCCTTGAGGCTCAAGCCGTCGTTGCTTCAGCGATTCGTTGCACTGGCGTGTCAGTGCATCTGGCCGACTGAGTGGGCGATGCGCGTACTTCATACGCATCGTGACCAATCCCAGTGGTTGTGGCGGAGGACCGAATGACTCAGCCCTCGCTGCTCGATCTGCCGGTCACTCCCACGCTGAACGAACTGCTGTCCAAGCAGACGGTGCTCTCCAGGCTGGCGAAGCTGTTTCTTGATCGCCGCGGCGTCTGGATTGACGGACGTGAGATCGCCAAGGTCGCGGGTGCCTACGCGTGGCGTACGAGAGTGAGCGACCTGCGTCACGCGCCGTGGACGCTGGACATTCGGAACCGCCAACGTCGGGTGGATGGGGCGGACGGCGAAACGTACGTCATCTCGGAGTACGCCCTCCATGTCTAGCCTGCTGCTCATCGGCGGCGCGGTGGTGCTGGTGCTGATCGTGGTGTTTTTCATCAGGGGCCTGATCGTCCTTGCGGAGCAGGATCGTGGGTAGACAGCTTCCTTTTCAGCCTCGCGAACTTGAACTGCTCACAGGCGAGCAGGAGACCGCTGACTGCTTGGTCGAGGGCGTCGAGTTGAGCACCTTGAACATCACGGCCGGTCTGTCGCTGGGGCTGTTGATGGGCGCCCTTGGCGACGCGTGTATTCGGCAAGTGTTGTCTGGTGGTCCTGGTCCTCTTGGCGAACGGAAGCGTTGAGTTGTCCATGCCTGCCAACGTTAACCGCGCCGTTCCTGATCCGCCACGCAAGATGCTTGCAGCGAATAGCGAAACGCTTCGCAAGCCGCTTGCGGAGGCCATCGGATCCGCGATTGAACGGGCGATTGTGCTGGCCCGGATGACTAAACAGGACGTCGCGTTTCAGATGGGCTACCGGGATCAGAGCGCGTTGGCCCGCTGGATTTCAGGCGTGGAAACGCCGCAGTTCGCGAAGCTCTGGCAGATCGAGGAATTGCGTGGGCCGCTGGTGATTGCCTTGGCGGAGCTAGCCGAGTGCGTCATTGAAACCGTGGTGAAGGTCAAAAGGAGCGCGTGATGTGGCATCTGACGCCCGATCTGGCCGTGCCCCCGAAGTGGCGGATTGTCGAACGGCTGGAGCTGTATCCGAACAGAGTCCACTGTAGCCGGTTGGGCTGTCGGTGGTCGTGCCCCTGTCGAGACATTACGGATGCCGAAGACGTGTTGAGCGATCACCTGACCCAGGCGCATCCGAGGAGTGACGCATGAAAGTGTTTACCTGTATCGCGAAGGTCAGCGGCGAGTTGGCGCAGACCGGGATCGCGAAGGACCGCAAGAACGAACAGCAGCACTACAAGTTCCGCGGCATCGACGATGTGTATAACGCGCTCGCGCCAGTGCTCGCCAAGAACGGTCTGGTTATTATCCCGCGCATTCTCTCGCGCTCGTCAGTTGAACGGCAGACTCAAAAGGGCGGGACGCTGTTCTACATCACCGTGGAAGCCGAGTTCGATTTCGTCGCCGCTGAGGACGCGAGCAAGGTCACGGTGCGTACCTACGGCGAAGCTATGGACTCCGGCGACAAGGCCACAAACAAGGCCATGAGCGCGGCCTACAAGTACGCAGCCTTCCAGACGTTCTGCATCCCAACCGAAGGCGACAACGACGCCGACGCGCGGACGCCTGAGCCGGTCGTCGCGCAAGCACCTGAAGGTTTCGACAACTGGCTGGCCGATCTCGAGCTGATCGCCGGCGAAGAAGGGACGGTGGCACTTCAGGATGCGTGGAAGAAGTCGCAGCCGTTCCTTCGCAAGTATCTGACGGACACGAACAACGCGAAGTGGGAAGCCATTAAAGCGCGAGCGGCAAAGGTGATAGCGGCAAAGCCGGAGTTGGTCGGTGCGTAACTTCGTGGAGATTACCGCCGAGCAGCGGTCGCTGGCGTGGTTCTCCGCTCGGGCTGGGAAGGTCACGGCCTCGCGGGCGTCTGACTTCCTCGCGCGCACGAAGACCGGCTATTCCACCAGCCGTAAGAACTACCTGATCCAACTGGTCGCGGAACGGCTCACAGGACAGCCCCAGGAAGACGGATACGTGTCGCCGGCCATGCAGCGGGGGATTGAGTTGGAAGGCGCGGCTTTCGGCGCGTACGAGGCGCTGACGGGCGAGATGCCGTCGCGTGTCGGCTTTCTCCAGCATACCGAACTGCCGATTGGTTCCTCGCCTGACGGGGTGATCGGTGATTACGACGGCGTGCTGGAACTGAAGGTGCCCAACCCAGCCACCCATATCGGCTACCTCAAGGCCGGGACGTTGCCAGCGGATTACCTGCCACAAGTGACGCATCACCTGTTTGTGAGCGGGGCAGCCTACTGCGACTTCATGTCCTACAGCCCGAACTTTCCCGATGCGTTGCAGACGTTTCTGGTGCGCGTCTATCGGTCAGACGTGAATCTGGAAGCGTACGAGAAAGACCTGCGCGTGTTCCTGGCTGAAGTGGAAAACGAAGTGTTGGCGCTGCAAACGATTGCCAATCCGGTGCATCAGCTTCGGGCGGTGGTCGCGTGAATCTCTGGCATCCCGACTGGTGGCAAATAGATCCGCTCCCTGTCCCTCCGACGACGGACACGCGATCGATGACGTTCTGGCGCTGGTGGTCTGCCGAAGTGTTGAAGGCGAGGAAGTGATGGACGCGCCTCAGTGGAATGGCAGTGACGAGCGGGACTTGTCCCGCACACCGCGGACGGTGGAACAGAGCTTCTGGCGCGCGTTCCGGTACGCCGAGCACTCCAACGCGCTACCTGAGTTCTTTGCCATCTATGACGGGTTGCCGTCGTTTCAGCATCTCGTGGACGAAGCGAAAGAGTTAGCGGCGGACGCCCTAGCGGTGAAGAAGTGACAGCAAGGGAGATCGAGAGCCTGGAGTTGGCGAATAAGGCCTATGCGCTTATGTCTCGGATGGAGCAACAGCGCGTGCTGCTCGAGATGGCTAAGTTGCATTACGCCTCCGTCATTGATCGGTGGTTTGAGGCCGTTCATCGCGTCATTGCTGACATTAAGGGTAGCAAGTGAGCGAGCCCACCATCCGCGATCGGATTCGCGTGATCGAACGGGCCATGCTCGTTGGCGGGTTGCCCGGTGCTCAGGTGCGTGAATACCTCTCCATCGCGACCGCGTTGAGCGGCTGGTGCGGGCGGGAAGTGGTCGAGGCTGACCTTGCTTACAACGCGTTTCTGGCTGGCTGTAAGCGGACAAGCGAGTCAGCGGCAGCGGCCAAGATCGCAGCGCAGGACTCGTTGCAGTATCGCCGGAAGCTGGAAGCGGAAGCCGAGCAATCGAACTGCGAGGAAATCATCAGGACTTTGAAAGTGATGTTGCGGTCGCTGAACGA